TCAGACCGGCCAAGCTTGCCAACAAACAAGCCAATGTCAGAACTGCAATTGTAACTGTGGTGATGATAGTTAATAGGGAGGGATAATGAAATGATTATACAAGGATTAATTGAAACTAATAAAGGACCCATAGATATTCGTGATTTAAAGGTTGGTGACTGCGTATTAAATCAGATGCATCGGGCCTATCCCATCACAACAATTGAGAAAGTAGAAGTGACTGGGGGTGTTACCTTTAAGAAGAACAAGGCACTCGTAGTAGCAAAGAATACAGTTGTCCGTACATTGTATGGACAAACGATTCTTACTGGTAAGAAGAAAATAATGATCACTATGGTACAACCTAATATGCGAGAAATACGGGATGTAGCCATTCCAATAGCTGGCAACTTTCAGGCATACAATATTAAGGTTGATGATGGGGCTGAGGTCTTTGCGAATAATTACTGCATAGAAATGGAGAATGGGTATGCTTAAAATTTATTTTAATGAAAAGTCTGACGCAGATAATAGCATTAAGTTGACAGTCAAGTCCTTGTGCGTCATAGCTGAAGTTACAGGCGTCAATCCAGGTGCGTATGGGAAGGATGTCATTGAAACACTTCGCCCTTATAGTAGTTACATTCTTGTAGATGCGCCTGGCAAAGTAAAGAACTATCGTAGAATAAGCCGATCTGACTTTAAGTTCCTAGATATGAATCGTTTAGGTGTTGCTGTAAGAATGGACTTTGCTGATATGTTACAACTTTATGCAGCAAGAGATATACTCCAACTAGATACTGGGATAATTGGTGGTGAAGAGCGAGATATTATTATTCGAATCTTTGAAGGACATCCAGATACAACGGAAATTGAAGCGGATGAAGACTATGAAATACTTACTTTTAATTCGGATGATTTAGTGCTTGGTGACCATCCAAGGCAACATCTATGGGATAGCTATGCGCTTGAAGTAAATGGGCGAAGATTCATGGCTAATAGAAAAGGTATGCCTCTATCAGGGGATTTTATGCAGCCTATTAGCTTGCCAGAAGACCAAGACTATTTGGAAATGAAGATAGTAAAGTATAAGGGTGATTTTGAGGGAGAACCGCTGACTCGTGATATTGATGACGAAGATGTACTTGTAGAGTCTACTTGCGGTATGCTCAATAATCGCCGTGTTATTCTTGAGAATGGAGAAGGCACTTTTAGGCTCTATCCTATGGGATATAGTGGACCTTTTAAATTAAAGCTTGGACGTAAGTGGTATGAAGTATGGAATGAATATAATTTGCTACTGGAGGAAACTGTATGAAACAGTTGACTATATACCTTGGCAGCCACTGTAATTTAGACTGTGCTTACTGCCATCGCATTGCGGATAAAGAAGAACCTAAGATTTCAAAAAATCTCATAGAGTCTATTCGTGGTAAAGATAATATTCTTATCAAGTTTATGGGTGGAGAACCGACACTTTATATGGATGAAATCCGTAAAGTGGTAGCCGCGGCTCCTAAGGCAAGCTATGTAATCGGTACAAATGGTGTGAACTTAGATCGCTATTTAGATTTTTTCAGAAAGCATAATTTTCTTATTTGTATTAGCTATGATGGCAAAGAGAATAGTCCTAGAGGATTTGATCCTTTTACTAAACTTGTTGATTATCCCAAATTAGCGGTATCGACAACAATCTATCACGGGAATACAAATCTAAAAGCTATTATAAAAAATTTTGCCGAAAAAGAACGGATTATTGGTCGGCCACTGTCATTCTTTCCTCATATTGCTCATCATACTTGTGCAGAGAATAAAGCCTTTGCATTAACAAAAGAGGATGCAGATAGCTATGTTAGCCAATACCAAGAATTGGTTGGAAACTATATAAGAGAACGATTTCAGTACGGAATAAAAAATATACGATATGAAGGGATGTTTCAAGCTTTACTTAAAAGGCTTGAGCATCCCTTTTCTTTTGGGGAAACCTACTGTGTAAATAGTTGCGTTAAGAAATGTGATGCGTTAGGTAATCTCTATACTTGTTTATATATTCGTGATGAAAACTTAAATTATAGTGATTGGCAGCAACAACAAGGCCAATTATTGTCTAAGCAATGGGGGCAATGTAAATGTTGCCAAGTATATGATATGTGTGGCGGCGCTTGTATTAAGAGCTTGTCACATGATATAGAGTGCGGTATTTATTACAGACTTTATACTTGGTTCAAAGAGGCATATCCAAAGTGGAAGGAGGCACTATAATGACAAAACATATTTTTATATTTCCAGATGCAGTGAACAGACAAAGTGCAGAGGAACAGATTCATCTAGATATTCATGATACAGAACTTCATTTTTCGCATAATGATGACAAGCTTATTGTAGATGTAAGCCTTCTTAGGGATGGTAGTTCTGCCGTTATTTTACATAATAGCCTGACGAATACAACATATACGCTTTATAATTTCCGTGAAATTTTGCAAGCACTGGATATGATACCAAGTGAATTTTTCTCGACCTTATCGCAACGATGTTTTTTACAGATTGATAAGAGTGGCCAAGAAATATTTATTAAAGCTTTTTTGCTTAAAGGTATGAATGAGTTACCAAGCCAAACTCATGATTTTAGCGGCTATATTCATCATACGATGGATTATATACATGAACTAGATTGGGCATATAGCTGGACAATTAAAGATGTACAAGGTGAGGTAAAGGATGGCTATTTAACGCTAAGTTTTAAGACCTGTATTTCAGACTTTTGGCAAGAGCCAGTATATATTAGCCATGCAGGGCAGAGCCTGCTTTGCCAAAACGGTAAGAATGTGGTGACCTTTAAATATAATCCTACAGAGAATGTTTATCTAGGTTCACTCAATTGTCGTTACAAAGGGCGAGCCATTGATTTAAAACGACTATTAGGAGGTATGTGATATGGACTATAAAGCTATTGGCTTGGGGATGGGAAGTACCATTAAAACCCTATTTTCAGGGTTACCTATTAAGCTATCGGGCAGTGTGATATTAGCACTGCTCTTACATCAATATGCAGTTTTATTTTATGCCTTTACTTTTTTAGTATTTTTAGATTGCTTTACACGTTGGATGAGTATTAGCTATGAACGCTTGTCGGGAAGAGGTGAACAGACGCACTTACTTAATGTTCTCAAAGGGATTAAAGCAGCACGAAGTGAAGGCTTAATATCTTCGAATGTGATGAAACATAGGTTTGTGGGGAAAATTGTAGTTTATATTATCTGTGTTGTGGCGGCAGGTGTAGTCGATGTTTGTATGCTAGAACTTTTAAAACCAGTATGGGCGGTGGCTACGGTAATTAGTTACTTGGTAATTACGGAACTTTTGAGTATTGTTGAAAATCTAAATGATGCGGGTATTGAGGCACTCCAAGGGTTGTTAGATATTATTAGAAAGAAGGGATAATGATGAAAGTATTCTTAAATCCAGGTCATCATCCTGGAATCGATAGTGGTGCGGTAAATTTACAATATGAGCTGCAAGAAGCAGAGCTAGTTCGTAATATTGGTGCTATGGTAGAAAAATATCTTGTTTTAGCAGGTCTAGAGGTGGAGTCGCTTCAATCTGACAACTTAGCAGGTGAAAGTCCTTGTTATCCTAATGTATGCCAATGTGCTAATGATAGTGGGGCAGATTTATTTGTTAGTCTACATTGTAATAGTGCGGTAAATGAAAGTGCTAAAGGCACAGAAACATTGGTGTATAGCTTTGGCGAGAAATCAGAGCAAGCAGCCCTAGCCATTCAAAGCCAATTAGTTACTACTCTTGGTACTTGTGATCGTGGCGTAAAGGAACGGCCTAACTTAATTGTATTAAAGAATACAATAATGCCGGCAGTACTAGTAGAAATTGCTTTTATCTCTAATGAGAAAGACGTACAGCTACTTATATATCGTCAAGATGATATTGCAAGAGCTATTGCTAGAGGCATTACTGATTATTTTTTAGAGGGGCGTGAATATGTATGAAGTTAAAAAAGATTTTAACGCCTACTACCTGCTGTGGATTTTTGTTATTCTTGCTGTGTTTGGGTTTACCATTTACTTCTATAGCTGCGGAGAAAAGCTACCAAGTAACAGAGAAGGAGTTGACTCAGTTAGAAATGAACTTGAATCGGTTGCAGACGATAGCCGAAGACTCCAAGATCGAATCCAAGCTGCAGAAAGAACAACTAGCAATATTGAAACATCAACTGAGCGAATCGGACAGTTTGCTGACGAAGCAAGAAGTATCACTGAAGAATGCCAACATATTATTGATGAGATACGAAGACGAGCAGAAGAAGGAAAAGCAGAAGATGAAACGTGAACGTATGGCTTGGATAACTACTGTGGGTGCCCTTTTGGTTTATCAGTTACGAACGTAATGATGATGTTGTTAATATTGCCTTCTAAAAAAGCTATTAAAGAACATAAGTATAGTATTTTGAGCCTATTTACACTTTGCAATGTAGATAGGCTTTCTTTTTTTGCCAAATCGTCCTTTTAAATCCTTTCTCAAGGCTAGTAGATAGGAGGAGAAAAAGGAAAAGAAATAATAAAAAATTTCTATAAACGTCCTTTTTATTCTCTTCCAAATGCTAATAGATAGAGGGTAGTTAATAAAGCTCTTGGAATAGGAGGTAGAGAAATGAAACACAATCTTCAAATCAGCGTTTCGGATAAGCCACGCAATTTAAACTGTGTATCCTGTAAAAGTATTACAGTGAGAGAACGAATTATGCGAATGCTTTTTGGGAAACAGCAAGAGATTATGGTTTTTGTTCCTAGTGATAAGGTTGAAGAATTAGCTATTACTAGGGTCATGGAAGGAGGCAGCCAATGAAAAAGGATATTGAAATCATTGAGGGCATTCGACTAGTTGTAGAACAGATGCACACATTAGCGGATAGCCTTCAATCACTTACAAACATCGTTATGTCATGTCAGGATGTACAAGATAATGAGAAAATACTAAAAACAAAGGTATCTTCTAAAGTCGTGAAGGCTAAAAAGAATGTGGATAGGGAATATAGCTTAGAAGATGTAAGAAGCGTATTGGCTAAAAAAAGCCAAAAGGGGCTTACAGAAAAAGTTAAGGAATTACTCTTGCAGTTCGGTGGTAGTCGATTATCTGATATTGATCCGAGTCACTATGAAGCCATCATTAAAGAGGCGGAGGCACTTGGTGATGAGTAAGCATGCGCTCCTATCTCCCTCTAGTTCCCATCGATGGCTTCATTGTACGCCAAGTGCGAAACTTGAATCAAAGTTTGAAAACAAAAGTAGCCAAGCTGCTGAAGAAGGAACACTAGCTCATCTATGGTGTGAATATAAATTAAGAAAAGCTCTTGGTAGAGAGTGTGAATTACCAACAGATGCTAATGACAATGCCTCAATGCAAGAACATACCGATGCTTATGTGAATTTTGTGTTAGAACAATTCGACAAGGCGAAGGAACAATCTAAGGATCCAATGCTACTCATTGAGCAACACCTTGATTTCTCAGCATATGTACCAGATGGTTATGGTACAGCAGATACCGTCATTGTTTCCGATGATACCTTGTATATTATTGATTTTAAATATGGAATGGGTGTGTTAGTCGATGCAATGCATAATCCACAAATGCAATGTTATGCACTCGGTGCTCTTGCTATCTATGACTGCTTATATGACATTAAAACTATATCGATGTCCATCTTCCAACCACGGAGAGAGAATGTTAGTACTTGGACAATCCCCGTGTCAGAGCTTATAGAATGGGCAGAAGATGTCTTGAAACCCAAAGCTTTAATGGCAATAAATGGTGAAGGTGAGTTCTTTCCTGGTGATTGGTGTACATTCTGTAGAGCTTCTATTAAATGCAGAGCCAGAGCAGAAGAAAAGTTACAACTTGCACAGGATGAGTTTAAATTACCACCAGTTCTTTCTGATAAAGAAATTGCAGATATTTTATTGCTACTTCCGGGGCTTACGAAGTGGGGAAATGAAATCATGTCCTATGCAACGGATGCAGCTCTTAATCATGGGAAAGAATGGAAAGGTTTCAAGCTTGTTGAAGGTCGCTCAATTCGTAAATATAAAGATGAAGAAACCGTTGCTAAGATAGCTAAGGATGCTGGATTTACGAATATTTATCGGCAAGCACTTATTCCATTAACAGAAATGCAGAAGTTGATGGGAAAAACTCAATTTGAAGACATATTAGGTGATTTTATTATTAAACCACCTGGAAAACCAACGCTTGTACCTAGTTCAGACAAGCGACCAGCTATACATATTATGAACGCTAATACGGAATTTAATACGGAGGATTAACAATTATGGCAAATGTAAACAAAACTAAAGTAATTACAGGTAAAAATACTAGACTTTCTTATTTTCATGGATGGGAACCTACTTCTATTAATGGTGGACCTGAACGCTATAGTGTATCAGTGCTTATTCCAAAAGAAGATACGGAAACCGTAAAGGCAATTAATGCTGCTGTTGATGCCGCTATAGAAGACGGTATTGCAAAATTTGGAGGAAAGAAACCTAACAAAGCGGCTCTTAAACTACCTCTTCGTGATGGTGATACTGAGCGTGATGATGCTGCTTATGCAGGACACTGGTTTATTAATGCTAATAGCAGAACAGCACCACAAATTGTTGATAAAACGGTTAAACCAATTCTTGATCGTGATGAAGTTTATAGTGGATGTTATGCAAGAGTTTCTCTTAATTTTTATGCGTTTAACTCAAATGGTAACAAGGGTGTTGCCTGTGGTCTTGGCAATATTCAAAAGATTAAAGATGGTGAACCACTTGGCGGTCGGAGCACGGCTAACGATGATTTTAATACAGAAGAGGATGATGACTTTTTATCCTAATGTATATTGCGTTGAAGGCAACCATCTCTAGTAGGTGATATACCGAGTTATTGTATTAGACTATTTGTAAAATATGAGGTTAACGAAATGAACGGATTATATGAATTTGCAAAATATGTGGATGTACTTGTTATTTTCTTGATTTTCATAAGTGCAGGTATGTATGGAATCATAAGTGTTGTAGTAGATTCCTTGTATTTCCTTAAACGTATGACTAAGAAAATTTTCAAGATATAAAAGAATGAAAGTATAGAGAAAACTAAAAACTAATGATGCTATAGGCGGTGGAGGGATGTACTCTGCCGTCTTTTTTATAGAAGGGAGTGCAGGAATGCGTTCAATTAGTATTGATATTGAAACATTTTCAAGTGTTAATTTAAAAACATCTGGAGTCTATCGATATGCAGAAAGTGATGACTTTGAGATTCTTTTATTAGGATATTCTATTGATGGCAGTGACATCAAGGTAATTGATTTAGCTAGGGACGAACCAATACCAGATGACTTTATTGATGCCTTAACAAATGAACAGATAGAAAAATGGGCATTTAACGCACAGTTTGAACGTATTTGTTTATCTAGATATCTTTGGGATAAAGGGTTACTTTCTGGTGGAGCGTATCTTAGTCCTACCGCTTGGAAATGCACCATGATTTGGGCAGCTACGCTTGGACTTCCGTTATCTCTCGAAGGTGTAGGAGCCGTTGTGGGACTTGAAAAACAGAAACTAGCAGAGGGGAAAAAGCTCATCAAATATTTTTGTGTTCCTTGTTTACCAACTAAGTCGAATAGTGGTAGAAAGCGAAATATGCCTTGTCATGATTTAGCTAAATGGGAACAGTTTAAGACCTATAATTACCGAGATGTGAAAACGGAAATGGGAATTCAAATGAAACTTTCTCGGTTTCCAGTCAGTGAAAATGTTTGGACAGAATACCATTTAGATCAAGAAATTAATGACCGTGGTATTAGCGTTGATATGACTTTTGTAAAGAAGGCTATAGAACTTGATAAAATGAGTAAAGCTAAAATTAGCCAGCAGCTACAAGAACGTACAAACATTGAAAATCCTAACTCCGTACAACAAATGAGAGCCTGGCTTAGAGAAAATGGACTTAATACAGATAGCCTTGGAAAGAAAGTGGTAGCAGAATTCATGCAAAATGCATCTAGTCAAGTTAAGGAGATATTGTTACTTCGCCAACAGCTCGCTAAAAGTAGTATTAAAAAATATACCGCTATGGAAAATGCTGTGTGCAGAGATAATCGATTAAGAGGGATGTTTCAATTCTACGGTGCCAATCGAACGGGTAGATTTGCTGGCAGATTAGTGCAATTGCAGAATCTACCTCAAAATCATATATCTGATTTAGCCGATGCCAGAAATCTTATAAAAATGGGACAGATTGATGCGGTAGATGTGCTTTATGATGATATCCCTGGTACTTTGTCAGAACTCATCCGCACTTCCTTTGTACCACGAGAGAATTCTAAATTTATTGTGGCTGATTTTTCGTCTATTGAAGCTAGGGTTCTTGCCTGGTTGGCAGGTGAAAGATGGAGAATGAAGGTGTTTGAGGATGGTAAAGATATTTATTGCTCGTCAGCTAGTCAAATGTTTGGTGTTCCCGTTGAAAAGAATGGTATCAATGGCCATTTAAGGCAAAAAGGAAAAATTGCAGAACTAGCTCTCGGCTATGGTGGATCCGTTGGTGCATTGAAAGCTATGGGGGCAATAGAAATGGGGCTTGCTGAAGACGAGCTTCAACCACTAGTATATGCTTGGCGAAATGCGAATCCAGCTATTACAATGCTTTGGTGGGACATAGATAATTGTGTAAAGGAAACGGTGAAGAAGAGAATCATAACTGAAACACATGGTATTCGATTTATGTATGAGAGTGGATTTCTGTTTATAGGTCTTCCATTAGGGCGCAGACTAGCATATGTAAAGCCAAGGATGGGTGTAAATCA